TAGTAAAATCGGGTAGCGGTTTTATAATTGAGATGTCGCAAGGAAAGAAATTCCAAGGATGCGATAAATTCGGCTTATGGCATCATGAACCGATAGTGTATCGAAATGAATTCCTAGCGAACACAAACAAACAATATTTCGAGAATAGGACATTCACGAAAATAATTGAAGATGAGCAAAGCGATCCAATACTGTGAGGATGTAATTTCAAAAAAGATTGCAGCGTGCAAACACGTTGTAAACGCGTGCAAAAGATTTAAAGCAGATTTAAAGCGGAAGGATATAAAATTTGAAAATGATTTATATTTGCACGCTGTGCAGTTCATCGAGGAATTAGAGCATTCCGTCGGTTTATACGCAAACAAGAAATTTTTGCTAGAACCTTGGCAGCATTTTATAATTGCTAATATTTTCGGATTTTTAAAATTGGATGGCACTCGAAGATTTACGAGGGCTTATGTCGAGGTCCCTCGTAAAAATGGCAAGTCGACATTTTCAAACGCTATAATGTTATACGGCCTTATTGCCGATGGTGAGGAAGGGGCGCAGGTTTATTCTGCAGCTACAAAACTAGACCAGGCAATGATGGTATTTTCGGAAGGTGCTCGAGTATGCAAGCAGTTAGACTGGCTTAGAGACGATGTGAATGTTTATAACTCTGTTAATAACAGAAGGATAAATTTTGGCACTTCCGTATATCGGCCTCTCGAATGGAATCCAGGCAAACAGGATGGGTTGAATACGCACTTTTGCTGTATTGATGAATATCACGCGCATAGTAACGATGAGCTATATAACGTTATTCGGAATTCAATGGGCGCCAGATCTCAGCCGTTGCTATTTACAATTACAACAGCGGGATTCAATCGTGAGTCGGCCTGTTATAAACATAGAGACTATTGTGTTAAGGTTTTAAATAAAGGCGTAAACGATGACGCTTTGTTTTCTGTGATCTATAGTTTGGATGACAATGACGATTGGACGGACTCAGCCAATTGGCAGAAAGCCAATCCGAATTGGGGCGTAAGCGTAAACCCTCGCCAACTTGAGGAAGGGCTGAACGAAGCCCGCGAATTGCCACATAAACAAGTTGAATTTAAAACGAAGTTATTAAACGTTTGGACAGACACTGCCACAACTTGGATCAGTGACGAAAAATGGATTGCATGTGCAAACGATGTCGATCCTGTGGGAGAGTGTTATGGCGGTTTAGATTTGGCGTCGACAGGTGACTTTTGTGCTTTCAGTTTAATCTGGCCATCGGACGGCTACAAAGTGAAAACTTGGTATTGGCTCCCAGATGCCGCAGCGCAAAGAAGGAATGATCAAATTGGAGTATCTATTAGGACGTGGGCGCATGAAGGTTGGATTCATTTGACAGATGGCAACGTGACGGACTATTCATTTATCAAATCAAAGATTTTGGAATTATCGGATCAATACGACATTAAAGATATTGCATTTGATAGATTTAACGCTACGCAGTTAGTCATTGAGTTAGGGAATGAAGGAATGACGATGTATCCATTTGGACAGGGTTTTGTTTCAATGTCGGCGCCTACCAAGGAACTTGAGAGGCTTGTGAACATTGGAGAGCTACAACATGATGGTAACCCCGTCACTCGTTGGATGATGAGTAATATTTTATTGAGGCAGGATCCAGCTGCTAATATTAAAATTGACAAAGCCAAGTCTGGAGACAAGGTCGATGGGCCTGTGTCTATAGTCATGGCCTTGGGAACATATATGCAAGAACAATCTAAAAATGTACAGGATGCAGAACTATGGTTTACAAATATATAGCCACGAAGATTTTATAAAAATCTATTATAACGAATTGCCGAATTTTAAAACATACGGCGAGGCTTACGAATATTGTGAGAGCCTGTACCGTGAGAAATATGGGAAAAATAAATATAGTAGCTATGTGGTTTTTCGTGCGACGCTGAGCCGGTATATGCGCACTCATCCTAAATTGTAACAAAAAAAATAAATCTGTAATTTAATATTGTGGCATGGCTTCATTGTTAAGCATATTCAAACCAAAAACACAACAGCGCTCAAGCTTGTCGGCTCCGACTGACTGGCTTATGCAATCTTTGACTTCTTTATTTGGAAGCCAAACGACTAGCGGGGTGGCTGTAAACGCCAATAGTGCAATGAGTATTGCGAGCGTGCATGCTTGCGTAAGAGTAATTTCAGACGCTATCTCAAGTCTATCTTTTAAATTATATTTCGACGATGGCACAAATAAGCGTCAAGTTGTGGCTCATTATTCTAACTATGTTTTAAACGAGCCAAACCCTTATCAAACTAAATTTGACTTCATGAATTTCATGACATCGCAATTAGTTTTAAAAGGTAACGCTTACGCTCTGATTAATAGGGACGAGAGATTCATTGCGACAGCAATTCATCCAATTGTAAGCGATTCAGTTTCGGCTTACCTTATGGACGGTGAGATGTTTTATAGAGTGAACGCTCCAGGCTTCCCTTCGATTATTCCAGCAAGTGATATGCTTCATTTTAAAGGGCTTTCAACCGATAGCGTTTTAGTTGGTAAGTCACCAATTCAAATGCACGCTGAAACATTGGGCATTGATTTGGCCGCAATCAAATCGAGCGCAGCGGTTTACAAAAATGGAACATTGAAATTCATTTTAAAATCACAATCAAAAATTGATCAAGCGCAGGCAGGACCATTGCGCAAATCTTTGGATGATGTAATTGAGGGAAATCAACGCAGTACTGTATTGCCTCATGGAGTTGAAATGGAAAAACTTTCCATGACACCTGAAGAGGCTCAATATATTCAAGCTCGTCAATTTTCGGCTGAGGAAATTGCTCGAATCTTTGGCGTTCCCGCTAGCATGATTGGAGCAAAGGACGGCATTAAGTCAAGCGTTGAGCAGGAATATCAAGACTTTTATTCTAGAACTTTAATGAGTTATTGCATAAACATAGAGCAGGAACTTCGCAGAAAGTTACTAACTGAGACTGATAAAACATTTTTTTATTTTAAATTCAATTTCAATTCATTATTGAGAGCCTCTGCAAATGATCGCGCAGATTTTTATAATAAAGGAATAAGAGGCGGATGGTTAAGCCCAAACGAGGCGAGAGCATTCGAGGATGCAAATGGGTTCGAGGGTGGTGAGAAATACTATGTTGAAGCGAATTTGATTCCTGCGGACCAATTCGAGGCTTACATGAATGCAAAGATTGAGCAGCTTATGAGTAGCGCATATTCAAATAATAATCCAGACGGGAACAATAACAATACACAGGCATGAAAACATTTAGAGTATTAGGGAGTGTAAACTACAGAGCAGAGGGCGAAAATATGCCAAAGCAATTTGGCGGCATCGCTGCTGTTGTGGACGTTACAACAGATCTAAAATACTTTGAGGAAAAAATTCTCAGAGGCGCATTCGACAACGCGTTAAAAAAAGATTATGACATCCGCTGTTTATTTAACCATGAAAGCGAGTGCATCCTTGGGCGTACAAAAGCAAACACTTGCAATGTATATGTAAACGCAGACGGGAATTTAGAGTACACTTGGGTTCCAGATTATGAAAATCCATTGCACATGCAAGTTGCTCGCAGTATAATGAGGGGCGATATAACTCAAAGTTCATTTGCCTTCACGGTAAAAGATAGATCATGGGAGAAATCTGAAAAATACGGCGATTTATCGCTGCATATAATTAAAGAAATTGACGAACTTTACGACGTGAGCCCTGTGACATATCCTGCATACGTTGACACTGAGGCAGAGGCTCGCAGTTTTGAAAATACCAAACCAAAAAAACAGAATGAATCTGACCAAATTGAAATACTAAAAACAAAATATAAATGAAAATCAAAGCTTTGAAAGAAGAAAAAGGACGTTTAATCGAAGAATTGAACAACCTTCAAAACAGCATTAACGTTGAAGCGCGTTCAATGTCTGAGACTGAAAAAAATCGTTTCTCTGAAATCGACGCTCGTTTAGACGTTATTGCGTCTGAGACTGAAACTCTTGAGAAATTACAAATGAGAGCATCTGAGAAAGTTGCAAGCGCTCCAGTATATGGCGCAGCTTCAACTAGCGAAAAAACTGAGCGCTCTAAAATGGCTGCTCAATACTCTTTTAAAAGAGCGATTGAACAAGCTACAACTGGCCGCAGAGATGGTGTTGAATTTGAAATGCACAAAGAAGCTGCTGACGAGTTCCAACGTGCAGGCGTAAGCGTAAGCGCTCACTCTGTATTATTACCGTCTGACGTTTTCAAACGTGACATGTCAGCTACAGGCGGAACTTCGGGTTCTGAGGGTGGTGTAAACATCCAGACCAATGTTGGCGGAATCATTGACGTGTTATTGCCTGCAACCGTTTTGAATGGTTTAGGAATCACTCGTTTTGATAATTTGACTGGAAACTTAGATCTTCCAACTGCAAGCACTCAGCCTGCTGCTGGATGGAATACTGAAAACGGAACTGCGACTGAGAAATCTCCTGCATTTTCAAAAATCAGTTTTTCACCAAAGAGATTGGCTGCATACATTCAAGTGTCAAATCAATTATTGCGTCAGTCATCAAATTCAATTGATGCTTATGTGCGTCAATATTTGATCAATGCAATGGCTATTGAATTAGAGAAAGCTGCTATTAAAGGCGGTGGATCTAACGAGCCAACAGGTATTATTGGGAACAGCAATGTTAACGTAATATATGCAGGTGGCGCAAGTTCAAACAGCACCAACGCAAACGGAGCTGCAATTGTTTGGGCTGACGTTGTAAACGCAATGAAAGCTGTTGAAAATAATAACGCTATGGGGCAGGCTTATTTGACTAACCCATTGGTTAAAGCTGCTTTGCAAGTTACAGGTCGTCAAGCTAGTGGCGTTGAAGGTAACTTCATTCTACAAAGCGGCGCAGGTGAGTTGAACGGCTATCCGTTAGCAACTACAACCAACGTTCCAAGCAACTTGTCAAAAGGTACAAGCTCAACATTGTCTGCAATGATCTTCGGAGATTTCAGCAAATTAGCTGTAGCCTCTTGGGGTGGCATGGAGTTGACCGTTGATCCATATTCTGGCGCAACTGCAGGATTGACTAACATGGTGTTGAATGCTTATATGGATGTAAACTTGTTACAGCCGAAAGCGTTCAGCGTATGTAAGGACATCGTAGCATAAAAATAAACGGCACGACGTATATCGTGTGAAGTGTGGGCGGTTAATTCTCGCCCACACTTGCCAACTATGAAAAAAGTTATTTTTATTAAATATCCAATAGCATTAAATTTATGCTATGCAATTGGGGACGTTGCAGAACTTGAAAGCAAACAAGCCGACATTTTAATTCAAGAGGGCTATTGTGAGGAAGTTAAGGAAGTAAAAAAGAAAAAACCAATTAACCCGGAATTCGACTAACATGATAACAGGCCGCAGAATAGTTTCATTGAATAACGCATACACCGACTACATATCTGTGGCGGAAGCGAAAGCTCATTTAAGAGTCACCCATTCTTCAGACGATTCGTATATATTGACTCTGATCACTGCAGCTATGGAAGCGGCCTCTTTTTATGTTGGTTTCAGTATTCCAGAGGCAGTCGTTAGATATGGATTTGATTCGCTCGTAGGTCAGCCTGCAATGATGAATCCTTTAAACGGGGCACCGCTTACAATTGGTAATTATTTAAGAGTAGCTTCGAGAGTGATTGACATTGAGAAAATGTATTATGTAAATCAAAATAACGCATTGACTGAGTTTTCTGCAGCTGACTGGATTGACTCTCCAGATTTACTTTCTGATTTTGGTATAAATATATTTATTAACAATTTACCCCCAACGCTTACAGATGATAATACAAAATATATTGTCGAGGTGACTGAGGGATTCTCAACTGCAGACTTTCCAGATACGATGAAAATCGCTTGCATGCTTATGATTGCGCAGTATTATGATAATCGTCAAAATATTATTGTCGGAACTATTTCAAGCGACATGCCATTCGGAGCGAATCACTTGTTAGACAAATTTAAAATATCAGTATTTGGATAATGAATGCAGGAAGATTTGACACCCCTATTGAAATTTACAGATATACCAATTCTGTAAATGCAGACACGGGCGAGCGTTTAAAAACATGGGCTAAACTAGCAGACGCTTGGAGCACTTACGAGCCTGCAGATGGTGGCACAGAGGGAATCTATGCAGACACTCGAGAGAATAAACAGACTGTTAATTTTACTTTAAGAT